CATTTGCAGTGGTTCCAATACCAACTCCATCACCATCAACAGCAAAAATACTTGACCCTCCACCAACCTGGAGTTGTAAAGTTCCTGGTGTAGTAGTAGCAATGCCAACCTGATCAAAGAGGTATATATCATTATCTTGTGAAAGACTTACATTACCAAAACGACGCCAGTTGTTATTTACACTATAAATCCAACCAACATATCCACCATCATTCGGGTTTGCATTATATACAACATCACCAGGGTTGCCAGCAAGAGCAGGAGTTGCAATTCCTACAGTATATTTTCTAGAAACTGTAGTATTGCCCTGTAAGAATAAAGAGTTTGATTCTATTCCCTTTATTGAAGTGGATGTAATCTTATTACTAAAGATAACTGGACCACTAAATTCGGAAGTAGCATTTCCATCAGATCCACCTTCAACTTTAATAGAACGATTAAAGAGAGCTTCAATCGGGTTAATAACATTAATACCTTCAGAATTACTAATGTCTTCACCAGTCACAGTTTGAATTGGAGTATCGAAGATTTCTTCCTGACCAGTAATGGTACTCATCTTCTTATTTCCATTATAGGAAATACCCTTATCATTCATTCCAGTGTAGAAGTTAATTCCACCATCTCTCCTATAAGATTGTGCTAAAAGTTCTTCTTGATCTGAAATTTGACGATCTTGCCTATCAGGCAGAGCTGTTGAATAGTTACCAGGACCAAAACCAACATATTCAAATGTGTGACTAGAAGCACGGGCAATAGAGTGTCTTCTTAATTCTATTGGAGTTGGATCAATCTTTCTAATCACAGAGTTTGTAGGATGTGTTCCAATGCCAGATCCAAGCACACCACGAAATACATCAACAGAAACATCTGTAGGAGCAACTGTTCCTTTAATTCTGAAGATCTCCTGATCAATAGTGAAGTAATCTCCAATCTTAAAGTCTAGAGACGGAAGATTAGTAATGGCAACAACATCACTTGTAATATCAGCAATAGTGCTTCCCAATGTAGTGGTAATACCAGCATACATTGTAGTCATTCTTCCATCTATATTTTCATTGTTTGTAGTTACATTACCATCATTTGATCCACCAGTTCTATAACCAAAAATTGTTCCTGTTGCAGTAGGAGAATAAGTTCCAATTCCCAAATTAAGAGTAAAGTATGTTCCGCTAGTACCAACAATGTTATTGACTACAAAATCTCCATTATAAATTTCTTCGTTTGCACCTGTAAGTCGTATGACATTATCAACTGTTAATCCATGATAGTTTGATGTTTCAACTGTAGCAATACCACTTAATCTATCATAATCAATAGAATTAATACGTATTGCTTCACCAGTAGAATATAATAATGCGTTCGTTAATTCTGAATCTACTAACCCAGTTACAGTAGCTACACCTATATTGTTAGTGGAGACAGCTTTAAATGATTTTGCTACACCAACAGGTACTTCCGTGATCCTATAAAGATCATTGTATGGTTTGTACGTTTCTGATGTAATGCCCCCAACTTTTACAACTTCACCAACATTATCATAAATCTTAGTAACCTCAACAACAGCATCACTAGTAGAACCAAAAGTAGGAATTCCCTTAACGTGTAATGTATTGCCAATTCCATATCCACTACCTCCATTCATTACAAAAACATCAGTAATCTTACCACTTAGATCAACAACGACTTTTGCAGTTGCTCCATCTCCAGTGATCGATGCACCAATAGAAACTAATTGTGCATTGTAAAGATCTGCTGCAGAACCTGCCCCATAACCAACACCACCATCAATAACAGACAACTTAGTAATTCTGTTTAATCCATGATCAATATCAGTATGAATAACATGATTCGTTGAAGATGAAGAAGTGATGTCGGTTATACCAACAGATACCCTTCTAGAATCAAGGTAGTTTTTATCGATAGTTTCTCTAGTAAGACTCTTACGAACATCATCAATCTGAGTTTCTCCAATTAATTCGGATGATGCATGAGTTATTGAAGAATCTGGATCAGATTGTGGATTATCCCTATCTGTTTGGGGATAAAGTTCTTTAACTGGTTGTGAGAATTTTTCTTCTGTAAATGGGGATATTTTTGGAGAGTTTGATGCATTAACTGGAGTTAGATAATAAACACCATCCTGTTCTCCCGCAATATATTTTTGAACTTCAGACTCCCTATAAACATAATAGGTGTTTTCATATCTCTTTCTTTGGAAATATGGAAGATCAGTATTTCTAGCATGAATATTGTTTGTAAAATCACCAGGATCTGTTGCAATTCCAACAGTAAATGTTCTGGTGCTTGTAATACCAGTAACAACAAATTCTCCATTAAAACCAGAATTATCAGCACCAGTAGTATTATTTGTACTAGTAATTTGATTAAGTTGAACCTCAGATCCGTTTGTAAGGTTGTGAGGAAGTTCTGAAGTTATATTTGCTGTTCCTCCCGTCCAATTAGCAGTACCAACAAATCTAAAGTTTCTTTGTTGATTTTCATTGGACAAAGATCCAGACCCAAAGTATGTTTGAATCTCAGAATTTTCAGATGCAATCGTAGTATTGGATTCCTGTAAAATAAATCCTTCAACTGGCGGTCTTGCTACAAGACCACCATTATTTCTAGGAATTACATACCTATATCTATAAAGTGTATCTACTGCATTTCTATTGTCCAATCTACGATTGAAAAATGTTCTTGCAGTTGCAGATCCTAAAGTTGTAGTTCCCAACAAAGTTATTGCTGGATAAATGGTGTTATCTGTCGATGCTACTGAAACTTGAACAAACCATTGGCCCTCAATAGAATCAAACTGGATTGGGTGACCAATATCACCCGATGTTTTATCACTAACTCTACTTACAACACGCAATCCCTCTCCAACTGCATTAAATGGCAAGTTTCTTGGAGTTGATATAGTGTGAGATAGTGCATCTGACAAATTCTTTGCAATTTTTATCTGAGTATTTCCAATTCCAACATCATTTGAATTAGTAATAGCAAAATAAACTCTATTATTTTTAAGTCCATCTGGCAATTGACCTGTTTTGCCAAATATACGAATTGATTCTCCATTTTCTAAATTATGAGTTGAATCAAAACTAAGAACATTGGATATATTATAGTCTACTGAGTATTCTTTCTTAGAACTATCTTGAGATCCGGGCATCACAATACGAGAACTATACTCAGTAACTGTTCCCGCAACAGCAACAAGTACTTTTAGTTCATCATCAGATCTTGCACCAAATCTATAACCTTGAATTACATTTTCTGGAGGAACATCCTGATTGGTTTGCCCATAAAGATACAGTGATCCAACAGAAGATACTCCAACTGTTTTAGCAACATCTATTGAATTAAATTCAATTGCATTCTCTGTGATTGAAACTTGTTTTGGTGGAATAATGTGAGAAATATATCCCAAATCATCTTGAGAAAATGCGTTTTTCTTAAATCCAGAAGCTACAAGTGATCTAGAACCAAAGTTAGAGTTGGAGTTAGTGATTGACATATCAGAACCACCTTCAGTAACGAAGTGTTCTGCATATCCAATCGCGAAGATAGAAACATTTTGAAGAAGTGCTTCGTTTATAGCCTTGATATGGAAGTTTCGATATGCAGGTTTGAAGATTGATCTAGAATTAATATGTAAGTTTTCGTTTCCAGAAACTGTACTATCATCATATATTCCACTAGATGTATTGAATTTTACAAATGCATTATCATCTTTTTGTAGACCAATACCAGTAAACTGGGCAACAACCATAGATTTAAATCCAGTGGATTTGTTACCATCAGCTAAAAGACCACACATTCCATACACAGAACGCAATGAAATATTAAAAATATATGGAGATGCGCCAGTTACAGTATCTGAAGATAATACCAAATTAGATCCAGTTACTGTTGGAAGTGCGATTGATGGTGCGTTTTGAACTTGATATGTGATTTCTGTTGCACTTAATTTTTCACTTACAACAAATTGACCACTATATCCAGGAGCACTAATTCCTTCTATTCCAAATGGAGTGTCAACATCTAAACCAGCAACAGGAGAGGTTGTTGTTACAGTAACTGTATTTGTCGATGTTACACCATCTCCGGATCTGATGCTAGAAATTCCTATCGATTGACCTGTTGATCCAACAATACGATATTCATCAATTTTTGGTTCAATGTCAAGACTACTAGATGGATAATCAGGTTCAATAGATCTACCCGATGCTGATCCATATGCCAATCCTACTTTCTCATAGTACATATCCAGATCAGTTCTGGTACTTGAATATGTCTGGAAAGTATCATTAATACTGACGCCATTTACACCATCCGCATATTCAAAACAAGTTAGTTTGTGATGAGAGAAGTTAGGAACAAACTCATTAGTGGTATAATCAATATAGCACTTTCCGTTAGGATCGGCATCAAACATAGAGAATTGCCAAAAATAGCAACCACCAGTTACTCTAAACAGAGAAGATCTTTCAATATTGTCATTTGCTGGATTGGGGACATATTTTGGGCGAATCTTGGTTTTACGAAGATCAAGTCCTACAATAGAAGTACCTCTTGGAACAACTACACCACCATAAACCGAATTTAACTTATATAAATCATTTTCAGATACACTTAGATCAAAATTAGAAGTTAAGTCAAATGGAGGAAAATCATTTGATAATGTTCCATTTCTCAATCTGAAATTATTTGCGCCATCAGGTATCCAACCTGGTCTATTATCAATAAGATGTTCTCCGGGATATAATAGAATGGTAGTTTTACCAAATCTATCATTACTAAGTCCTCTCTGATAAGAAAATCTTGCAGACTCAATTAGAGCCCTTTGAATAGTCCTAAAAGGTCTTGTAAGAGAATTACCCAGATTTTCAATACTATCTGTTGCATCTAAATTGTTGGGATCAACATAGAGAATAGCACCCCTTGCTGACTTTAGAAAATTATCTAATCTAGAGAGACCCATCTTATTATACTTATAGTCCGTTACAGATTATTTATCATACAACAAAACCTCCATATACAATATACTATTCTATTTCATTTTTTATCAACATTTAATATATATTCTACTGTATTTGATACATCTTCCATAGCATCACGCAATTTCGGTTGCTGGCCAGCATGTTGTTCCAACCTAGTTTTACCGTTTTTGAACTCTTCAGAAAGAGTCCAACGCCACTGAGACATAGATTTAGAATACCAAAGATTAATTCTCATAATACCTCAATCTACAGGGAGTAATTCTGGATTCTCTAATTCCAATTCATGCAATAGTGGATTACATTCTTCAGACATAAGATACATTGCTGATTTATATAAATCTTCTTCTTCGTAAGATTTTCCTGAATTTGCAATTTCTATAACTTCTGCGTCATGCATAGCAAACTCTGGCAAATCATCAAAAGTAAATGGGACATTTTGTATAAAATACATCAATACAATTTTTGTCTTATTATAATACCAACAGTATTTTGTATTTATCGTATATTTCATGGGATTCCCCATACCCCACAAATATTTAGGAAGTGTGAGTAGGGAGACTTGAACTCCCACGACCAATGGTCAACAGATTTTAAGTCTGGTGCGTCTACCGATTCCGCCACACTCACAAAATAGGTCTTTAGTTAACAGATGGTAATTTTTTATCAACTAAAGTCCCATCTTCTTTATAAATCGGACTATTCAAATTACAATATTCATTAAAAATGATTTTCATCTCTTTATATGTAAGATTTGCATTCTTTGCTGCTGTCGGTAAGTTCCATTTTGCAGAGAATAACATTTCCAAAGATTGACGTGTTTCTGGTTTCATATTCGTAGCACTTGAGAATTTCTTCGTACAGATCGTGAGAATATTTGTTCATTGAAAAAAGTAATGGGACTAAAAAATTTGTCGGGATTTTTTGCCCCCCTTTTTGGAATTAAAAGTTAATTTTGGTCAGAGGGGGTTTGCATACGCAAGAGTGTCTTCATCAAGTATATCACGACAAAATTCAAGTACATTCATAAATTCATCTATCGTTTCACATTCTACGACCTTCTCATTTCCTTCTTCAGAATAGATGTAAAACTTACGCTTCTGTGGATCAACAACGCATCGACTTAGAAAATCTTCTTCCATGTGGTTCGTTTGTTTACCTGCTTATTATACAACGATCAGGACTCCTTGTCAACAGGATTTTTCCCTTGAGTTTCTTGACGACCATAATCCCATCCGCCAACCAGATAGTGCTCATTGTTTCCCGGATAATCATCTGGGGTTTCGCCATCATATACAACATGAAGTTTTTCATCTTTATTTGTTGGGTCAATATAACGTGCTGCCCAAATTTCATAGAAGCAATAAATGTTTGAAGCATTTCCCGATCTAACTTTAATAACATTACCTTCAAAACCATCAAAAATTAAATCTTGAGAGTATCCAATTTGAGTAAACGTTACAGTAATACTTGCTGGATCAACAAGACCTTCCCAATATTCCGGCAATACAATTGTATTGGCGTGTTGCAATGTTCCACGTACATAAATGCCTGCTTCAGGACCTTCAGCACATATATGCCTAATCCTCTTTCCATTTTCTTTTACATGAGGAATATCAAAAGACTTATTTCCATTACATGATCCATTTACATTGCCATTAAATGTTGGAGCTGTTACATCTCCTCCAAAATCTCCAGTGCCTTTAATATCGATATTACCTTCACCATTAATTTCTTGATTTATTTGTAAGAAATCAATCTGAGCTGTGATGTGAATATATGGCAAACATGCTTCATCCGGATACTTATCTGGATCAGAATTTCCCTTAAAAATATAAGAATAAATGGTTGATGGTTCCCCAAATGCTGGGTAATCAGAGCAGTCTCTACCTCCTGCACCAGGTACAAATTCCATGCCTGCCATTTTTAAACCTCTCTTTTGTCGTAATGATAACCTGTAACAGAATACTCGTCATTATTTCCCGGATAATCTGCAGGAGATTCTCCTTCATATTCGGGAATAAGTCTTTCCCCATCTGCGCGAGTTCCATAGATGTGGAAGAAACAATCAATAGGCATACCTCCATGTGCTTGAAGATATACTTTACTCTCATCAATGCGTTTTACAATAACATTCTGATGAGCACCAACTGGTGTTAAATTTACTGTGATTGTAGTCCAATCAACCAACTCTTTCCAATATGCTGGAAGAGTAATTTCTTTTCTACTTGTAACTCTACCTCTGAAGTAGACATCATTTGATGGTCCTTCAGGGCAAGTATGTCTTAATCGATATCCTTCTTTTATTGGATGAGGAATATCAAAGTTTTTCTTTGCTGCAAGAACATGACCACCACAATTAGAAATAACATGACCTTGAGCAAGAAGACTATTGCCAACAATTACATTATCATTAGTATCAAGTTTGCCCATGACTGCTGCATTACCAGAAATTGCAATATCATATGGATTGTTAACTCCATAGCATGTTGAACCTGGAATAACTGGAGGGGGGGCATCATCATTTACAAGAGAAGCAACATTCAGTGCCCCATATGGATATGGAAATGTTGTGGGATTACCTATAACTACAGGACCTTCAATCATTGCAGATCCATTTATCTTTGATGCCCCCTCTCCAGTTGCGATGCAAAGACCTGCACCAACTTTGAGTTGACCACCAATTACAGTATCATCAAGATTAAATGACATTATTAACCTCCTTGTTGTTGCTGTTGATATCTTTGTCCACCAGTCTTGGCATCTTTAATACTACATCCATCACTAACTCCTCTGATAATAGATCCATACATTTTTAAAACACCATTAGCAATTACTTCTCCTGTTCCCGGGGTTACTATCTTGTATTTACTTTTAGCAGTGACTAGAAACTTTTTGCAATCCAGTTTAATTGTTTCAGTTGCTGTCATTTGAATGTTGCCTTGGGCATTGTCACCTCTAGCAACAAATTCTATGTCATCTGCTTCCATTCTAATTTTACCATTGGAAGCCTTAATGATAATATTACCATTTTTTGCCTCCATAATCAAGCTGTCATTAGCAACTTCATTATCACTACCACATTCAAGTTGGAAATTTCCAGGAGATGTTGATGATGTCCATCCCTTTCTTTGTCCATCTTTATCCATTGAAAACTGATGACGACCATCAGGAGTATTCAATAAAACCGCTGCTGTTACATCACCTGGTTTATGGATGTGACCAAAACTAATTGACCCATGATCATTAGACCAGGTTGATTCAGTATAATTTTGCTTAGTAGTGTCTGAAGGATTTTTTTGAGAAGAACTCCCAGATAATCTATCAGTTTTTGAATTTCTAATGGTTGTCATCTTATTGGATTACCTTCATAAGTATATTTAATCAATTTCAGTGAGATCATCTGGAGTATTTGGAATGTCAAGTCTAGGATCATTGCTTGTAATGTCGGTACCCTGTCTCTGGATCGCAGATGGAGGTGTAGTGACCTCAGCATCGATGCTCTCCTGAAGAGTATCATATACTTGAACAAGATCACCAGGTGTCTCATAGAATCCAGCATAACGAATGGAATTCTTATAGAATACTGCACCAAAATATGCACGTCCATCAACATATCCAGTCTGCTTGAGTCCAACCAAGTCAGTGACCTGAATTAATTTCTCAGGATCAACAACAATAGGATCTCTTACAACCTCAAATTGTGGTCTGAATGTTGCATTTACTCCAGTCTCAGTTTCCATTCTAATATCCGGATATTTAGTAAATCCTAAACCAGGATTTATAATATCCACACTAATTATTCTACCAAAAGTATCACAATTATAAGAAAGTTCTGCGCCATTACTTGGTTCAATTACAAGTTCGTCAACTCCACAATTATAGTTAATGCCAGGATCTTCAACTTCAATAGATTTTATTCTTAATGAAACTGGATAATTTGTCTCTGGATCATCACCAGGATCAGGAATAGGTCTTGGATATCCATTTCCAGGGTCATCAATAAGAACATCTACAATTGTTCCCCTACCACTAATCAATCTTGGACAGGGGGGAGGAATAAGTATTGCAGAAATAGCAACAGGGTTCATAACCCATGACTTACTAAGTCCCGTAGTAACTCTTACTTTCCTTTGAATAACCAGCGCAAAACCAGTAGGATTATTATAGAATATATCAGTAAGATCTGGAGTATTTTCCATCCTCACAACAATATCCCATTTTCCCTTTGAGATATTTGCTTTTTGAACAATTGGCACTCCTCTATAACTCTTAGATTTTGCAACAGGAATACTATTTACAAATACATCACAATTATTATCCCCTTGCACATAAATTTCATACTGGTCAGTCTCTGGAAAATCCACACCCGAGAAAATATAATCCTTGCGTCCATTAATTTCTGGGTTTGGTGCATCTAATGGAGGTGTAAAGGCAGAAAGTCCATGATTATTCATAAACTTACTCCATCTTTCATCCTGATAATGAAAGAGCTTAGGTCCACTATAAGTTACACCGCCCTTAACATTAGAACCTCCTTGAAATTCTTTAGATCTAAAGATCTTTTGATCAATCCATTTAAATGTTTCTGTCTTATGATTAATAAGTTCAAGAGAAATGGTATGACTTCCTCTAGTTAAAAATATACTCTGTGTTTTGGGTTTATTTCTATGATGCTTCCAAATTATATCTCCAGAACCCTTAAGATCAAATGACAATCTTCCGTCAACAAATATCTTTGCAATATTGTCTCTCTGCACAACAAATTTATAGAATCCATCATAAGGAATATCTACAGGCCAAGAATTAGTGAATACAACTCCACCTGCATCTGAATCAAGTGTTCCCAATGGAGGAACAGGAGAGATTGCATATCGATTAAAGAAGTCAGTCCAATAAGCTTCCCTATTCCTACCAAATTCACCAAGAGCTTCACTCCAAGAAACTGGCCACCATCTTTCTGCAGCAGTAGGATATCTAGTTGTCCATATAGGATTATTGGGACATCTCCCAGTTTGTTTGGGAATTGGTTCCTGAGGTATGGGAGGTAGAGGTGCATCGATTGCAACAGATGCTCCCATTGGATTGTCATTCCATGCACGTTTTTCTAATTCATATGTATCTGCAATAGCAGATACAACAGTCATAGCAAATGCCATTGGATTTTTATCTTGACCTCCAACCTTTAATGGACCATCATTAGACTGCTCCAATATAACAGTAATATCATATTTTCCAGGTTTAATTGAATGTGAAGTAACTAATTTTGAACTTCTAGGTCCTCCTGGTTTTTCTATAACAATAGGTTCTTGTCTATTACCACTGATCGTTATAGTAGCAAAATCATCTGCCATTATCTCAAAAGTATAAACTGTTTTATCGGGAAAGTTAACTCCACGCCATACAATATCATAAGAACCAGAAAAACTTTCAGTTCTTGTTTCTATAGTATTTGGATTTACTGGAGTAATTCCAAAACTATTCATAAAATTATTGTCAGCATACAAATTGGATGGATTTGTTCTAAACAAAACTTTATTTGCTCTACTAATAAAATCAGTAGTAGTGAAAAGTTCTTTCGATCGTTGAGTGACAGTCTTTGCAGATTTTACAATCTTTGCCCCAGAAAGATTTTGAGCATTCAATGCAGTAAATTTAGCATTTAAATCCCACCCGTTAGAATCATCGTCATCAAATTCAATTCTTTGACTCTTCTGGTTTGGATGAGATCCTGTATCTACAATTCTAAATCCAGCACTATGAGCATTATGATCAAATGAGACTCTATATTTTTTACCCGCTTTAAATGTTCCCCTTTTAGTGATCGAACCCGTCTCATCACTTTCAGATCTAGTAAATGATAGACCCCCATCTTCAGTTTGAAGTGTAACTTGTCTCAAATAACCTTTAGAACTGGCCTTATCACGCCAATCAAATTGGAATTGAACTTTTACCACATCATTCCCACCAATAAGGTAGAAGAATGAACCACCCTCTTGTAAGAAGATTCCTCCTGGAGGAGCTTCTGCAGATTGAGCAGCTATCGTTTCCTTATAAAATCCACCATTTTTCAAATCAATTCTAATCTGATGAACACCCGATTTAATATACTTCTTTACTTTTGATGGTGCCTCATTAAAAGAAGATAATGACATAACTTTTTTATTGTCAACATACAACTCTTTTATAGCACCATCACCATTTCCCCTGAACCTATAGATTCCATCGTAAGGAAAGTCTTCTTCCCATTCTATTTGAAATAATTCAGTTGCAAAATCAGATCCTGGAGCAGCTGAAGGAGGAACTGGAGAAACTGCATGTCTATTCATGAATTTGTTCCAAACAAATCCCTTATCTATTGTTGCTTGGAGATTTCCTGGACCTTTTGCATCTTGAAATTCGCGATAAGTCTTATCAGTAACTTTATGAATAACCGTATTTACTTTGTTTGTAGCAGTAACTCTTAATGGTATTTCCTTTCTAGTAGTCCACCAAGGTTTTGGTGCTTGTTGAAGAAAATCTTGATACTCTTTTATCTCCCTACGAATAGGATCATCAGAAAGAGAAGCATATAATTTTGGATCCCATGATCCAGAAATATTTCCATTTACATCATATCTATTACCAAATCCTGCCTCATTTACAATACAAATCTGATAATCTTCAAAGTCATCCTGTTGATCAAAAATTTCAAGTTCTTCTGCAACATCACCCACAATAGATCTAACTACAACACCTGCACCAATACCACAACCATCCTTTATTTCTGTTAATGGAGCATATTGATATCCATGACCACCACTAACCAAATCAACAGCAAGTACAGAACCATCTATACCAATAATGGGATTTCCCTGTACTCCTACTCCACCTCCACCATAAAAATATACTTTTGGAGGACCACATTCACTATCTAATTGAAGACCTTCACATATATTCTCTTGATTTCCACCCAAGTCTGCCACTGTTAAAGCATTTACTTCATTTACATTTAAATAACGAATTCTCTCTCTCGTTTTAAATATAAAAGTTGCTCCAGGATTTTTCTTTGCGTAAATATTAGCTTCACATTTTGAAACGTTATCAATAAACCCTCTTGTAGTTGAAATATATCCAACTCTAATATCATCTGGCGTAGGTTGACTGAATATATTAAACGACATTGATTATATACTTTGATTCTTAAGAGTCATGTTAATATTTATTTGTTTATAAGATCACGTTTATTTGAAGGAGGTTCTGCAAAAGGTTTAGGATCTGATGCAGTAATAGTAGAACTACCAGTATTTGCAACAGTATCTCCAATAGATTTAGTGCTAGGAGATTGTGAATCTGGTTGACTTGAACCCCCTCCACCAAAAGTATAGAAATCAGACACTGCTGAAAGTGGTTTAAGTTCGCATCCAAAAATATTCATTTTTATATTTTGGAATTGTAAAGCACTAGTTAGACTTCCATCAATATCCCCAATCAATCCATTAATGTCACCTATAGCACCACTAATACCTGCCATCTGACTTTGAATATCTCCAATAAATGCATTAATATTTTGAAGTATGCTATTATTAGCATTATCAATTTCAATTCTCTTACTTGCCATCACATCACCAACCAATACCTCCGCATAACACATAGGAACATTTGGTTTTGTTGTAGATGAACCATCACCAGCAGCAGCCTGATCTCTCGCTCTTTGTTCTGCTTCTTCAGGTTTGATTGCATCATTCAATGACGTTTCAATTAATGAGCATAAGTTTGAAGTGATCTTATTATAAAGACATAAGATTAATTCAACTAATTGTTCTTTAATATCCGCAAACTGAAACCTTAAGTGGGCAGGCAATGCAGCAACTGCTTTTGTTAAGGCTTTATTAAGCAATTTTAAAACATACTCCATAACTTTATCAAAAATAATCTTCATATATTTTGCAATCTCACATGCTGCTTTATGGATTAAAGAAGAAAGATCTTTTATGTTTGATGGTAAAGAAACAGCATCAATATAACTTGTGATTGAATTCAAAAATTTATCTATTTTTTTCAACAAATTATCAAGTGTAGTTTGGATTGCTTTAATTGATGATCCTACAGGATCATCGGGTTTCATTACTGGAATTTTTTCCTGATATTTTTCATCCCTTTTTACATCCGATGCACTCAATCTATGTGGATTTGCAACCCCTTCCATTGCAGCACCAGGTTTAGGTGATGAATTTGGAGAGTTTTCCTGAATACATCTATTTTTAATACCTTCAGAAACCTTTTGCTGAACAAAATCAACTTTATCTGTTCCAGTTAGACCCTTTGCATCAGCCTCTTGTCTTGCATTACTAGCATCTACAAATTGTTCTCTAGTTAATGATAAATCTGATCGTAAACCATATTTATTTACGCTGACTCCCGGTGGTGCTGCAGCACATTCCTTGCTCGATTGGGAATTTCCTTTTGGTTTTTCTGTTGTTAAATCTTCATCAGGTACTTTTTCTCTAGCAGCAGATTCTTTTAGAATACTACCTGAACTATACCCACTTGTAGGTCCAAAATTAGAATCTGTTGTTCCAATTTTAGTCTTAAGAGATGTTTGATCATTATTCCCAAGAATTCCCATAATAATAGGAACTTGTTGATCTTGACCATCAAGAAAAAATCCAAATACAAAGTTACCCTGTCTTATATTTGGAGTTTGTTTTGCATTTGTCTGACCGCCACCAGCAGTCACAGGATACATTACCTGAGCCCATGGTAGTTGGTCTGATGGAATAGTCTCCTCTTCTTTATCATGGAGACCTATGATACGAACTTTATATCTCCTCCCCCATCCAGGAACAGTATCCTTACCTTCAAATTTTCCAGACAGGTGATTATCTCTCCATGTTGAATCGTCAGTAACCTGACCAATCCACCAATAGAATCCTTGCCCCAAAAACTGCTGATTAAATAATGCTCCTCCTTCTACTGCCATTAGTCGTCGTATACTCTACATTCAAATGCATCTGGATGATTCTCACAATAGACTTCTAGACCTTTATCTTCATGTCTTGTGTGATAATCATTAATCTTGCCATCATTGGAATCAACTTCATCATTTCTATGATACTCATCATAATATGCATGAGAAGTTTTTAAATCTTCTTTAGTATATTCAATCATGCCATGATTGATATGCTCCTTTTGATCCTTTGGATCAATATAAACTTCATGTTCTAAATTATGTTCAATAGTTGTTTTTTCTGTCATCTTTTTTCCTTTACTATGAATGGTTTCCTGTTCTACCAAAGGAATCTCTCACAAGATTCAATTTAGTGTACGTCTCATTTGGTGTTATGTAATGGCATAGATCAGCTATAATATATAGACCACCATTTTGTTTGTTAATATCATCATTTTTTGTATCCTTTTGTAATTCTGGCACATCTAAGAATATAACGTCTCCAGCATGTAATGAGTAATCTCCTGGTATAGTTATAGTTGATTGCTGAGAGTACAACTGATTATACCTCATAATTGACTGGTTAAGTATCTCTTGAGGTTCAAAGTTCTGTTCTCCTGACTTTTTAACTTGCTCGTTCCCCTTTCCCTCTCCACCACCAGTTGGTAAAGATCCTCTATCTAAGAGCATATAAGTTGTTCTAGAAAACTCTTTATTATATCCAGATCGGTTAAACTCATCATTTAATTTTGGCAGATCTTTTCCTGCAGTCTTATATGATCCTTTCTTTTTTTCTGCAGTGGGAGTAATAACTTTATAATCACAATTAAATGGATCAAACAAAACTGTTCTTGTAGAAAATGCTCCCATTTGCAATTTCATCTGCACATCAATAGCATTGTCTTTTGAATACTGAAGGGCTTTCATTTCATATCCTTCAGGAATATTCTGACCTCTTGTATCTGGAGATTGGTTATAAATTATTGATTTCTTTTTTTCTTGTGAAAGAAGTCCATCAATAGATTTAAACTTAAATCCTTCAAAGGTTTCAAAGAAAAAGTATCCTGCACTAGAACCTTTCTTTTGATTTTCTGAAGAGACTGAGTTTTTTGATAACCAATTTAAAGTATAATAAGGTTTCCTATTATTTCCAATAAAATTATAATTATTTGATGTTGCTTCTATGTCTACTTTTTTCAATGTATGAAGATAATTTTTATCAGTTAAAATTCTATTAACATGTTCAGAAATTTTACCATCAAATCTATTATTTAATCTTACCTTTTCATTTAAAATAAATTCTTTTGACGACAATTCAATCTGCACAATAGATCTTGTCGTATCATCAGAAAGAGGTGTGACCCTGTTCACATACATATGATTTTCTAAAGCGTCACCAAAATCTAATGTATTTTCATTATGATCAGCAAATTTAACGTATACTCTTTCTTCTCCTACAATTGGAAGACCATCCAAAACAGTCTTATCATTTATTGAATTGCCAGCATCAACAAAAGTAATTGTTGCTCTAACACTATCTTTAAGAATACTTTCATAATAACTCAGATTAACAAGTCCACCCATAACACTGACAGACTGTCCAGTTTTATTGGAAATAATATCAACCCTTTTAATAAAGGAAGGATCAGAACTCTTGGATGTTATCTTCTGGGATGCCATTTAATATTACCTCGTATTACTATTTAACCACCAACATAAAGACCTTCATTCCATTCAGGTTCTCTTCCAGAGGAGAAAACAGAAATTCCTTCAGATGATTGTTGATTTTGCGATTGATCCCCACCACCCATAGGAATTGGTATTGGAATAAACTGCTGTCTATTACGCTCATAACTTGCATAGTTTCTCAATACACTCAAAGCATTATTATAATCTGCCGTGTTTAATGCTGCCAAGAATCCTGGAACATTATCTTCTAATGCCTTTGTAGTGTCATAATCAAGAACAAACTCTGGTCCTCCAAGGTTAGCAAATAGACCTTTACCAATCTTACCACCTCTATCTTTCACCTCAATGTGCATATGTGTTGGGTGTCCGTGTCTTCCAGGGCCATCCTTTCCTGTTTGATCTGCTATTCCCCAACTATCATGAATGAGAAGTTTATTTCCCATATTACCATCACTATAAATTGAATCTAAAACACTACGATATCTTGCCTTAGAGTCCTCAAGTGAACCTCTCCAATCAGTAACATCAATTGCTCTACCATCATAATGACCAGCACCTTTGTGTACATTAGAAACTGATCCTTGACCAGGAGTATATGATCCACCAGATGATGATGGTGTTTTAGTGAAGTCTGGATGTTCTGCTATGGAGAATCCTTTAGAGATAAGATCCTTGCCAATATTAACAATATTATTACTCTTTCCAATATCAATATTACCTGCTCTCCTTTCTCCATCCAATCCGGATCCAGAATATCCAGATTCATTAGATTCTGGTGTTAAATTATACTTATCTAAATTTGGTGAAGATTTATTTGGATCTTGAGGGAAGAAAGATTTAATTAACAATGGAACCATTGAGAATGGATTATAAAGTTGTAATATGTTTGGAAACTTATCTATTTGACCATCCTTTCCTTTAGCATATCCAACATCTTTAAGGAAGTCATACATACCAGTTACTTTTGCAAAGGCAGTTGCAGCAGTTCTTATGCCACCAAAATCAGGGAATGATATAGGATGTTTCTTTAAAAATTCTGGGAAGAATCTACCAAAACCATCGCCTAGGAACTTACCTACTGCAGCTCCTGCATTAAAGATTCCTGATAATGCTTGCTTTAATACTTCAAATGCCTTCTTAGGATCCTGTTTAACAATAGTATAATAAAGAAGATCGCCAACAAAAGCACCAATTACCTCTCCAAGTAGAGTACCAATTATAGGAATGGGTATAAAGGTTCCAAGTGCTCCCCCTAGTGCAGCACCACCTGCTTTGAATAATGCTTGACCAACAGGTTCTCCAGATAATAATGATACAATTGCTACAATAATAGGACCAAGAATTGGCACTCTACTTAAAAACTTTTTAGCTGCTGGTAAACCAATTTTAATAGCAGGTGATATAACTTTTGCTGCAGGACCAAATAGTTTTATAGCAAACTTACCAGTTTTTGTTGCTGCTAATTTTCCACCAACAGAAGATAATCCCTTTCCTATAGCGCCACTAGTGGCAGATAATCCTCTACCAAATGCTTGCGTTGCTCCCTTTCCAAAGAGTTTTAAACTTACTCTTCTTACTGCACGTATTAAACCTCTTCTAAAAATAGATTTAAATGTTCCAACAAGTCCAAAAATACCTGCCCTCAACCCACCAAACTTAAGGAAGGCAAGTCCACCAATAATGGCAGCATTGAAAAATGTATTTAAATGTTTCGATAGTGTATCAAACTTTTTTAATCCCTCTTCCCCAAAGGAATCACCAACCCACCCCCTAAAATTATCATAAAGATCATAACTTGCTTCAATAAAACCAACTAAACCATTAAGTATAGTCCCACCAACATTTTCAATAAACTCTGCTACAGAAGCAAGTCCATTAAAGAATGACTTACCGTCTTCACCATCAAACCATTCCAATAATTTAATTAAACCATAACCTAAAAGAGTATTAGTAATAAAGTCTTTTATCTTATTAAAGAATGAAGGAATAGGTATTTTTAATTTTGGACCTACATTCCTTTTCCTTTCTTTTTTTGTTTCAAGTAGATTCTCACCTTTTGATCTCTTAGATTTTTCTTTTTCTAATTTTTCTTTCTCAAGTTGTTTCTTTTTATTGAGAACAGATCCCTTTAAAAGTTTATCTACTTCTAATACTTTGGTTTTTATAGTTGAAAAAGTTTCAGACTGAGATTTATTAGTAGTAGTTAATTTATCGACAGATATATTATTTTTCCTCACAATGGAAGAGGATTCTTTAGATGATGGTAATAATTTTTTAGAAGTTATTGACATCTATCACAGTACTCCTAGAGTCTTAATCTTATTCATAGAATTCATAACATCTGCTGCAAAGTCAGGTATTGAACTTTCTGCTGGTGTAGGTTGAGAATTACCTGAAAAATCTGCATTGATCAGTTCTCTAATCGATGATATATCAGCAGCTGCTGATTCAAATGTTGGAGGTGGAATGCTTACAGGTTTTGTATTGGATTTAAACTTAGCAGCAGTTTGAGTCGTAGTTCTTGATGTTGAGGATGATCTAGAAGAAGTCGTACCTCCAGAAGAAGGAGAAGTATTAGCGAGAGCTACAGAAGGACCACCTGCACCAATAAACTTTGTATAATAACTTGGAAGTGGTGTTGGTGGAGGATCATATTTTCCTATCTGTTCTTTGTAATGATAAAAATTACCTCGACTTGAGAACTTTATATCACCAGATCCCATATTTCCATACTGACTTGTCCCTTTAAAATCAGTTCTACCTTTAAGCATCTTGAGTGCTTTTACAATTTTTGCTTGTCCTTCTACTGATCCAAGTTTTGCTGCTAATTCTGGATCATCCTTTGCAAGTCCTTTATAAACTGCCTCAAATTGACCTGCTTGAGATCCGACTGCTTTTATCGTATTTGGCCATGCAGGATCAGCAACTCTATTCAAAACAGCAGCAGCAACACCATATTCATCATTAGTGTTTCTCTGTGCCTCTGCACTCACGATAAATGCCAAGTCTGCAAAATCTTGTGCAGAAAGACCTTTAATGCTTCCACCACCTGTGCTCTTACTACTAGGAGTACTAACATTACTAGTAGGTTTGTTACCAGTTCCAGCCCATCCCAAGAAATCCCACCATGCTCTTCCAGAATTTTCAGAACTAGTATTATTTTTATTTCTTCCACCAGGTTCTGTCCCAACATCTCCACCGCTTGATGCATACATTATGCCATTACTAAATGATGGTATACCTGATCCACCACCCATAGTATTCATTGAATGTAAAGTAGAAGTTCCATATTTTTGAACAGCACCTCTACTCATCACAAACTCACCAGGTGAGAGCATTGCAGGAACAGTATCTTTATTAGGTCCACTTCCTGGAACAGAACCACCTTTCTTCATTTGAACAGGTTCTTTAAGATTCTTAGTCTCTTCTAATTTTTTATCTGCTCCTTTTAACTCTTCCGGAAGTATATCATCAACTTTGACGCTATCTCCTGCAGATTTTAAATCATC